AAGAGAATCTTCCCGCAGTCGAGTCTTTGATTCTGGAGATAGAGGGTGCGCAGAGATGCTATTCTTTGTTACGAACGAATATGTTTTCGCAGCCACTGCGTTGAAAAAAGTGGCAGCTAGTGCGCAGAAGTAGTCGCAGTTATTAAATGTAAGATAAAACATGCACTCATGCTGCTTACATGGACCGAATTGGTTGAACGGACAGCCACCAGTGAACATTTCCGCGCCTCCTGTGCGGTTGAGGGTTGAGCAACATCGATAGCCAAGTCCCTATCAGGGGGCGCGGAAACTTTGAAGCGGGTTGAACAGGTCATGCACGACACGGTCACGGCAAAAGCGATAGCGGAAGCACTGGGCGTCACAGAGCGATCGATCCGTCGCAGATCGGATCGTGAGCATTGGGACTTTACAGAGAAAGCCGTACGAGGCGGAAAACAACGTCTCTATCCCGTCGCCTCCCTGCCGGCCCCTATCCAGATAGCCTTGCGCAACACCCGCCCCGCCCTGGGCATCATCCAGGGCGGCAAGACAGCGTCAGCCGCCGTTACTGCGTCAGCTTCGACCCCGCCTGCTCCCCTTGCGACAGCGTCGCCGGACGTCGCCCTGCCTCCGGCGGCGCTGTCCAAGGCGGCCCTCAAAGCCGACCTAGTCAAGGCATACCTGGAAGCCAAGGACTGGGGCCGCAAGCACGGCAAGCGGCTGGCGCAATGCCGCGAGGCATTCGTGCTCGGCTACAACGGCGGCCAGATGTGCCCGGCCATCCATGAACAGCTCGGCGACACCTCCTGGAAAACCTTGGAACGCTGGGCGGTCGAACTGCGGCGCGCCGATTTCGACTGCGCGGCCATCGCGCCGCGCTACGGCCTGCATCGTCAGGGGGCCTGCAAGGTGACGGAGGAGGAAGAAAGCCGTTTATTGGCCCTTCTCCTGTCCCAAAGCCAGTTCAAGATCGGCACGGCCATAAATCTCGTAAAGATCGACCTGGACCGGTTGGGTATCGCCTCGCCGTCCTCTCCTTCGACCTTGCGCAACTTTGCCGAGGCCTTCAAACGCAAACGCGCCGACGTCTGGACGCTGGCGCGGGAGGGCGAAAAGGCCCTTACCGACAAGATCGCGCCGCACCTGCGTCGGAACTGGGATTTGGTCTCCGTCGGCGACGTGCTCATTGCCGACGGCCACCGGCTCAATTTCCGGATCAAGCACCCCGTCCACGGCCGCCCCTGCCGGGCATCGCTCATCGCCTTCGAGGATGGCCGAAGCCGCGATATCTGCGGCTACGCCGTCATGCTCGAAGAGGATCTGGCCGCCATCCACCTGGCCCTGTACCGCTCCATTTTGCGCCTGGGCAAGCTGCCCCGGGCCGTGCTGCTCGACAACGGCAAGGCTTTCAAGGCCAAGGTGTTCACGGACCAAAACCTGGACCTGACCGCCTCGGGCATCGCTGGTCTGTACGGCCGGCTCGGCATCGAATGCCACTTCGCCAACCCGTACAATTCCCGGGCCAAGCCCATCGAATCCTTTTGGAAGACGGCCGGCCTCTCCTACGAAAAGGCCGTTTCCAGCTACTGCGGCGGCTCCATCGACACCAAGCCCGCCCGCATGAAGCGCAACGAAAAGTTCATGCAGGCGATCGAGCCCGAGGCGCTCCTCACCATGGAGGAGGCGACCGGACTCTTTGAATCCTGGTTGAACACCTATTACCGCGTGAAGTCTCATTCCGGGCTGCACGGCCAGACGCCCGGCGAGGTGTTCGCGGCCGGTCGCGGAGCCGGCCTGGATCATGCGCGCATCCGCTACCTCATGATGCACGAGGAGGTAGCGCATCTGCACAATAACGGCATCAAGCTCTTTGCCGGAGAATACTGGGACGAGGCCCTCTACGGCCTGCGCGACAAGGTGTTTGTGCGCTTCGACTGGCACGACCTGCGCCAGATCTTCGTCTACCGGATGGATGGCACGCCACTGTGTATGGCCACGCGCCAGGGTAAGATGCATCCGATGTTCGGTCTGATCGGCGGTAAGGACGCGGTCGGCTACGGCGATTTTAAGGCGGCGCTCGCCGAGCACGCCCGCTTGAAGCGGGGAACCAAGAAGATCGTCCGCAAGCTGTCCAAGGCNGGGCTTATNGCCGAGGCNCGNGACATCCTGCCCGTGGCCGAACTGGCCGCGACGGGCAGCCCCAAACTCCCCGAGACGCTCGAACGGGTCGAGGCCGAGAACACGCCGCCCGAACCGCCCATTCCCGATTTTTCCGAGCCCACGCCGGCTCCGACCGGCCCTGGGCCGCTCATCGATCCGACCAATCTGGATTTCCTTTCGACCGAGGAACTCAGCGCGGAGCTGCACTATCAGCAGTCTCGCGCAAAACAGGGAGAACGGCAGTGAAAAAACAGTTCGCGGAGACGGAAAACGTCCAACGCTACGTGGTGGCGGTCAACCGCATGGTGGCCAGCCCTCCGGGGATCGACAAGATGATGCTTGTCTACGGCCCGGTGGGACTGGGCAAGACCGAGACGAATATCTGGTGGAAGAACCACTTCTCGCCGCAATCCGCTTTCATCCGCATCAAAAAAGCCATGGGGGTGCGCTGGCTGCTGGAAGAGGTCGTGTGCGAGCTGGGGCTGGTGCCCGAACGCCGGACGTCCGATCTGTTCCACCAAGCCGTGGGCGAGCTGATCGGCACGGACCGGGCGCTCATCTTTGATGAGATCGACTACGTGGCCGACAAACGGACGCTGGTGGAGACCATCCGCGATCTGGGTGACATGGCCGGCACGCCCATCATCCTTGTGGGCATGCCCTGGGCTCCCGAGAAACTCAAGCGGTTCGAGGCGCTCTGGCGGCGCATCTCCCAGGTGGTCGAATACAAGGGCCTGACCGCCGCCGACGTGCGGCTGGTGCTGGACCAGATCTGCGAGGTGCCGGTGGCCGACGACGCCGTGGCCGCCATCGCCGCCTCGGCCAAGACCACCACCACGGCCAGCCTGTATCGCTGGGCGCAGGCCTGCGAGTCCGTGGCCCGCGCCCGCAAGGTCGACGTCGTCATGGCCGAACACCTTNCNTGCACAAGGCGGCCTGACCATGGCCGCCGTCACCACAATCCTGGCCACGGTGCGGGCCGTCATCGCCACCCGGACCATCGTCGGCGGCCGGTTTGTCGCCGGCTGTGTCGTGGCCTTGGGTGAGGTGGTGGACGCCTCGGGCTGCCCGAGACGGCCGGTGTTGCGGGTGCTGGATCGGCTGGCGCGCGAGGGCTGGCTTACGCAAATCGAGGATGTGCGCCAACCCAATGGCTGCGGCGAGTACGGCCCGAAGCGACGCNANCCGCTGTATGCGGTGCCCCGCGACATCCGGCTGCACCGGGCGGCACAGGTGCGATCCCGGGTGACTTGCCGGGACAAGCTGTGGGGCACCCTGCGCACCGTGCGGCGGACCACTATGTCGAACTTGCAACGGCTGACCGGCTGCGGGGAGAAGGTTTGCCGCGAGTACCTGGGCATCCTGCGGGATGCCGGGTATGTGCGCCCGGCCGGCAAGGACGGTCGGGAAAAGGTGTGGGTGCTGGTCCGCGATGATGGCCCGCGCCGGCCGGAAACGCCCGAACCCGGGAGGGCTGCCTCATGACCTGGCTTGCCATCCTGCGGGATCAGGTCGCGGCCAAGGGACTGCCGACCGTGGCCCGGGAGCTGGGCGTGGCCAAATCGACCGTCTGCATGGTGGCCGGCGGCAAGTACCCGGCTTCCACCCAGCGGATCGAGGGGCGCGTGCTGGCCGTCTACGGCGGGGCGACCGTCGCCTGNCCGGTGCTCGGCCCCATCGACGCGGCCGCCTGCGCCGCCAACCAGGAGCGCGCCCGGCGCATCGGCATGAAGGCCGGCAATCCCGAGACGCTCAAGCTGTTCAAAACCTGTTCAAACTGCCCCGTGCGCGGGGCCAACCAATAAGGAGGTAACCACCATGCTGTCCATGAAGATCCAACACGTGGCCGTGACCCTGGGGATGCTGGCCGGCAAGCTGGACCCGGAAGGCCGCAGCCTGCTCGCCGTGTGTCGGGACGTGCTGGCCGATGCGGCGGATCAGGCCGTGGACTACGAAAACATGCCCCGGGTCATCAATCTGGGGCCGGCCACGGAATGCAAGGAGACACGGTCATGAACGAAGCCATCCAGGACGGCTACATGCAGGATGCCCAGGGCCGGCTGGTGCCGGAGGGGTCGGTCAAGGACGTGGACAAGGCCCGCGACTCCTTGGTGCGCGAAATCGCCGGCAAGGCCATGGCCCTGCGCGAGGCCATGAAGGGTTTCCGTGACGACGTCATGGGCGACGTGGCTGCCTTCGTGCAGCTCTCGGCCGAGCAGTACGGGGCCAAGGTCGGCGGGAACAAAGGGAATTTGACCCTTACCAGCTATGACGGCCGGTTCAAGGTGCAGCGGTCCATCGCCGAGACGCTGGTGTTCGATGAGAGGTTGCAGGCGGCCAAGGAACTCATTGACGAGTGCATCACCGAGTGGACCGAGGGCAGCCGCGACGAACTCAAGGCCCTGATTAACGACGCCTTCCAGGTCGACAAGGAGGGCCGCATCAACACCGGCCGCGTCCTGTCCCTGCGGCGACTCAAGATCAACGATGACCGCTGGCAGCGCGCCATGCAGGCCGTCTCGGACAGCCTGCAAGTGGCCGGCAGCAAGGCGTACTTGCGCATCTACGTCCGCCGCGACGGCGACGGGAAGTACGAGCCGGTGAGCCTCGATCTGGCGGCGCTGTAACAACCAACATGAAGGATATGATATGAACCAATCGGAATTGATCGACCGTATTGCAGTCCTGATGGCCAAGGATGTCCGCAAAACAAACATCGGCAAGGCTGGCATCGACATCGTGCTTGATGTGTTGGGTATCGTGGTCGGTGCGGCTCTTTTCGATGGCATTGCAGTGTCACTGCCTCACCTGGGCAAGCTGGATGTCAAGAGCCGGAAGTCTCGCAAGGGGCGCAATCCCCGGACCGGCGCACCCATCGACATTCCGGCGGGCCGTACCGTGGTTTTTCGGCCGAGTGTGACCCTTAAGCATACCGTGAACTGTTGATCCCCATGCGAAACCGCCCCGCGCGGGCGGTCGTCTCGGCGTGGCGGCCGGGGCCTGATGAGCAGCCGGGAGAGAACAGCATGTATCTGGAATGTGTCGATACCTTGCCGCAGGGCACAAACATTTACGAGGTGGAAACCGGCTACAAGGACTGCAAGCAGCCAGGACGGTATCAGGCGTATTGTTTCGCGGGCAAGCTGGTCTGCCCCGGCTGCCAGCGCTCCTGTCGACTGCCCGGCTTGACCAAGGCAGATCCCTTTATCGTGCGCAAACGTACGGGTGTGCTCTGGAGGGATGCGGAATGAAAGCCCAAAAAACCACCAAAACGGCCATTGCCGAAAGGCACAGGACCCTCCGGGCGGTGGATACCGTGATACGGTCGCGGATACGAGCCCAGATCCGGGCGGCATGGAAGGCCAAGGCCTTGACGCTTTCTAGGGACAAGCGACAGGAGATCCTGGATATGCTCCGGACCTGCCTGACGGCAGATGCAATAGCGCTGCGTGCTGGAGTCGACTGCGATACGGTATATGGCGTGTTGTATCTCAACCGATACAGCGTCCAATTGCTGCGGGAGGAGTCGCTCTGATGCCCGCCACCGCCAAAAAATCCGCCGTCGGCCCCACGCCCGGCCAGATCAAGAAGCTCCACGCCCTTTCGCGCGCCTTGGCCTTTGATGACGCCACCTATCGGGCGGTGTTGGAGCGCTTCGGCGTGGCCTCCTCGAAAGAGCTGTCCGACCGGCAGATGGCCCGGTGCCTCGAATTTTTGGAGGCCCAGGCCGTGGAGGCCGGCGTCTGGCAGGCCCGGGGCGGCGCACCGGCTCCGAAACGTCGACCCGGCGCGGCAACGGACGCCCAGCTCCGGCTCGTTGTCGTCCTGTGGCGGCAGGTCAGCCGGCAGACCACGGTCGCGGATCGCCGGACGGCCCTGGATGCCTTCGTGCGGCGCATCACCGGCAAGGCGCGTCTGGCCTGGTGCGGTCACGGCGACATCCAGGCCCTGGTCAATGCCCTGGAAGCCATGGGAGCAAAGCGGGGATGATCACGAAACTTTCGCCCGCCCAACTTGGCAGAGACGATTTCTTGGGCACCGTCACCCCCGAGGATCTGGAGGGTGATATCGGGCTGGTGGCCGAGCAGTGCGGCATCGACGTGGCCGTGAATCTGGTCATGAAGGTCGGCGGCACGCAGTTGTCGGTGCCAAAGTATGCGCTCAAGCGGGCGGCCAGACGCTACATCCGCGCCCACTATGACGGCACCAACGCCAAGAAGCTGGCCATGGCCACGGGCATGACCGAACGCTTCGTCTACGACGCCGTGGCCACGGGCACCCTCAAAAAAGACCAGAACCTGCTGCCCGGGTGCGAAGAGCTGTATTGACCTCCTGATCCTGGCACGCTCCATGCCTTATCCGGCTGCGGGATGGTTTTCCTCCTGGGAGGAGCTTCGGACTTCCTCAGTTTCACGAATATTCGGCAGTGTGCCAGGAGTCTGTCATGTACGGCAAAGCTGTTGCACTGGGACTGTTGTTGCTCACGCTCCCCGGAATCACGGACGCGAGAAAAACGGAACCGTCCATGGAGGCCGTGGTGGAGCGCGTGGTGGACGGCGACACCATCAAGGTAGTTTTGGTCGGCGACATGCCGGAACTCTTCCGGGAAGAGTCCATCCGTCTGCGCCACTGCGACACCCCGGAAAAGAATGATTCGCGTCCGGACGTGGCCGCATTGGCCCACCGGGCCACGGACTACACGGCCAGCCGCATCGCACCCGGCCAGCACATTACGCTCCATGAGGTCGGCTTCGACAAGTACGGCGGCCGGCTCCTGGCCGACGTCGAGGTGGATGGCGTGAACCTGTGCCGGAGCCTCATCGATGCCGGCCTGGCCCATCCCTACGAGGGCGGGAAAAAGGACTGGTAGCAGGGAGCGGCGGGCGGTACCGTCTCTTTCCAAACCCCATGGAGGCACGTATGCGCGGAAAGCTGGTGCGACGGATCGCGGCGACCTGCCTGCTGGCGCTGGCCATCTGCGGTGCAGCGGCCCTGGCCCAGGGTCTGGTCTTCCATGGCAATGCCAAAAGCCATGTCTTTCATCGCCCAGGCTGTCGTTTCTATGACTGCGGAGCCTGCACCGTGACTTTTCCGAACCGTGAAGCAGCCGTCCAAGCCGGCTATCGCCCCTGCAAGGTATGCAATCCGTAAAGGAGAGGGATATGAAAAGGACGCTGGTTATTCTGCTGGTTTTGGTGGCTGGTTTAATGGCCACTGTTGCCCAGGCCCGGGAGGTCAATTCGTTTACGGTCAGCGATGGGCAGGCTTCGTACAACTTTATTTTGGCCGAAACTGGCATGAAGCTGTTTTATTACAGCTACCAGGACCCGGGAGCCGCCAGCATGAAAAGCAGGGTCTTTTCATATAAACCACTTGGCCCAGCTCCCCTAGACAATCCGGTTATGCGTGCCGAAATAGCCGGCAAGGTGCGNTGGCTGTTTATCAACGAGATGGCTCGTCTGGATACTATGCATCCCGTGGAGTTTCCTAATAAAATTATATGCTATTCTGCAATATTGAATTCCGATGGAACGTCAAGTTCGGGCGTAGGGTTGCGATTTACGGTCAAGGACGGGACGATCCAACGGGTTGAAGCGGCTATGAGTAATAAGTGCTCGTTGGATAAGCAAGTCATTGAAGAATATGAGGCGAAGAAACCGGGCCATAACTCCAAGAAACGCAAGTAGCTTGACTTCCCGCCCTGGAAATCCTAACCGGATAGTCCCTAACCCAATGAGGCGTCCTGCCGCCTCTGCCATCCCTTCCCAGGGGGCGGCGAAAGAGCGGGCTTTTTGTTTTGACCGCCTAAACACCCTTTAGGGTGACGACGTATTGGCGGCATGACGTCCGGGTGTCCGCGAGGCCCCGGCAGCTCATTGGGCTGGGGAGCGTCATGCCGCCTTTTTTTGTTTTTAATCCCAACCCAATGGAGGCGCATCATGTCCACATCCATTCAACCCGCCGTGTCGTTCGAATTCATTTCCGGTGACCGCCCGGCCGTTCGCTCTGTCGAATTGTCCCANCGAGGAAGCGAGGAAACAGGCTGAAGCCGAGGCGGCCAGAAAACAAGCCGAAACCGAAAAAGCACGGCAGGCCAAGCCCGATGTCATTGCCTATCGGGATCGTTTGATGGCCATCAGCAAGGAAACGGATGCAGGAACACATCCTCTTGATGTTCAGATAAATGCCGTTTCGCGTGGGCGTGGAAGTATGACGAGCGTCTACCTTGCCGCATCCGATGCAAAGAAGACCGTCGAAAAAGGCATGGAGGCGGTTCATGGGTTGGAGCTTCCTGCTGGTCTCCAGGAAGAAGTGGCTAAAGGGTTGAAAACTGCGGCCAGCGGCATTTGGTTGGCACTGATGGAGCGCCGGGATGCCTATGAAGCCCTTATGTCGTACATTGATGATGCAAAACCCAGCGACATGCTCAAGTTCAAAGAAAAAGTGGAAGAGTCCGACAAGCATGCCCTGCTTGCGGCATTGGCTTTGTCGGATACCTTTACGAAAGCTGGTATCCCTTGGGAATCCAGCCAACCTAAGTCTAATGGCAAGGCCAAGCCCAAGAGAAACAAGTAGCTTGACAATCCCGGACCGAAATTCTACCCGGGACTTGTCAGCATCCAAGGGCGCGCCCACGGCCCCGACTGTGGGTTTTTTGTTTTTTTGAGCGAGTACTCGCCATCGGTCTGCCGGTGGCGGTTATCCGGGCTCCCAGATGCCCCGTATCGTGAGGTGCGGGGGCGGCCCTTGGACCGCTGACACATCTGGGGGCCTTTTTGTTCGTCAGGCGGAAAGGCCCGAAACGTCAAAATCCAAGGAGGCCTTTTATGTCTACGTCCATTCAACCCACCGTGTCGTTCGAATTCATTTCCGGTGACCGCCCGGCCGTTCGCTCTGTCGAATTGTCCCAACACTTCGGACTCAAGCACAGCCATGTGCTGCGTGACATCAAGCTATTAATGAGCAAGGTGCCGGAAGCATTTAACGGGACCAATTTTGGATCGGTTACCTACCGTGACGAGAAGGGCGAGGAGCGACCGTGCTATTTGCTCACCCGCGACGCCTTCACGCTGCTGGTGATGGGCTGGAATAGCCAGCGGGCCATGGAATGGAAGCTCCGCTATATCGAGGCGTTCAATTGCCTGGAACGGGCGGCCGTGGAGAACCTGCGGGCGGACGCCCTGGCCCAGGGGGCCAAGATGGCCCTGGCCGTGCCGGCGGAACGGCTGGATCGCATGGCCAAGGCCGTGCAGTACCAGTCCATGGGGCTGACGTTGCCCGAGATCGCCAAGCTGGTGGATATGGGGCGAAGCGGCGTGTGCCATCTGCTGCGCCAGGCCCGGAGCCTCGGTCTTGTCGCGGCGACGCCTCCGGCCCGGCGGCGTCGGAGCCCGACGAAGGGAGCCTAGCCATGATGCTGTGCGCCCTGGCTACGCCCGATGACCACCCCGAGGACATTCTGGCCCGGGTGGCCTCCCTGGTGGAACTGGTAGAGGAATACGCGTCCACACTGCACTGCGCGCCGCCCGGCCAGGAGCCGAGCCGGGAAAGCCTGGCCGGGCTGACGCTGGTGTGCCAGCTCGTGCGCGAGGCCGTGGGCCAGGCCGTGGCCAACCAGCAACGGCGGACGGCCCGGCCCGTTGCACAAGGCTTGAACGGACCAGGTCAAAACGCGGCGATGCGGTAAACGAACAGGCGAAATCGTGAAATGGGCGGCCCGTCGGGAAACCGGCGGGCCGCTTTCATTATTCGGGAAGGGGCGGTTCGCCCTCAACTTGCGAAATTTTGCAAACCAAGGTGGCAGCGGGTCAGATCTCTGGAAGGGTCAGTTCGCCCTCGGTGCGGCGGCAGCCGAGATCCACCTTGGTTTTGCGACCATCGGCCTCGCGTTGGGCCGCGAAAAGTTCGTTCAGCTCGTCACTCCACTCCTTGGGGATTGGCTTCCCGGCACTGACGTACCGGTCGATCGCCTCAAGGATTTCCCTGATGCGTAGGGACTGGACGATCCAACGGGGCCGAAGCCCGATCGGGGGTTTGTCACAAGTTCCTTCCATACCTTCAATCCTCCGTTGATGTAGTGCGAACAGGCCACTACCCCACCGCCTGACTCAAAAACGTGTTGAAGCTCTTGATGATCTTCTCTTCGTCTTCCTCGGTCAGCTTGAGATACGGCCGGGCCGGGATCTCCGACTTGTGACCCCGGCCGGCCTTGCCGCCGAGCTGCTGGATGCGGGCATAGGGCAGATTGGAGCCGACCACGGCGCTGGTGGCGTCATAGTGCCGGGTGATGGAGCCGGCCAGACCATGGCCGCCAGAACGTTGCAGGATCTTCCCCGGCCACGTTCCCTCTTTCTCCCGCTGTTTGATGGTGCTCTTGGCCAGATCCTTCCATTTCGGCCGCCCCTCCTGCTCGAAATTCTCCTCTACGCTATCCGCCATGATGCCGGCTGCCTTGCGCATGGCCGGGGTCAGGTCGCGGCCGGCGGCCGCCAGACGCTTGAGCGCCGCCATGAGCTTGGCGGAATCGATCGTGATATTGACCATGTCAGCCATGGTGCTTGCCTCCTGGGGCCGGAATGATTAGAGGATGGACATAGGCGGCCGTGACACGGTGTCATTCTCCCGGCCGTAGCCCGGGCAGCACGCCCGGCGCGCTATGCGGGGTTCCTGGGAGGCCCCGTCGGCCGCCTCACTTCGACCATACGATCTTGCCCTTGCGCCGCAGACGCTCCACGTCGGCGGCGCTCGTTTTTCGAAAAGACGTCAGGAACGTGCTCTCGCCGCTTTGGGTGGCCTTGACCGCGCCCCAGTACCAGCCCTTGCCCTTGCGGACCAAGACGATGGTCTGGTCGCCGTCCCGGACCACCAGATCCGGGGCACCCAGATCCGGCAGGGCCTGATAATCCGTGAGGGTCAGCTCCGGGTGATGCAGCTTGTTTTTGGCGAGCGTTTCGGCGGATATTTGCGCGACAGGATCTTTGGCTTTGATGGCCGTGGCTGCCTCGTCGGGGAGCCGCAGCACCGGCCATTGTCCTTCAGGGCGTTCGTAAAACCGCTTGAACCCGTCGGACCGGACCGTCTCCCGCAGGGCAGCCTCGACCGCCTCGTGCGGCGCGGCGGCCAGGGACGAGGCCAGCTTGGGCCCCATGCCCTCCATCCAGGCCCGGCCAGGATTGTAGGCCCAGCCCGGGTCCGTCTGCATGCGCACCTTGTCATCGGTAAAGGCGGCCATGCGGGCCGTGCGGCCGTCGCGCGAGACGCGGACGTCCTCGAAGGCGATCCGCCCCTTGGAGGACTCGGGCTTGACGCCCTTGCGGGCCAGCCGATCGCCGTCCATGGCCCGGACCCGGCAGCGACAATTCCAGCCGTTCGGCGGGTAGAACGAGGACCAGAAGGGATCGTCATAGCGGAAGGTGCGGCCGGAAAGGGCGGCGTGGGCCGGCCGGGTGCGGGCGTCCATGACGGCCACGTACATCCAGTACGGCTGATCCTCCGCGTTTTCGAGCTGTTCTTGATAACGGCCGGCGGCATAGGCCGTGGCCAGGTTGGTCTCGTAGATGGTCCGCAGCCGCCAAGGGCTGCCGAGCTGGGCACGGCGCACCTCGCCGGTTCGCGGGTCGACCACCTCTTGCCGGCCCCACCAGCCCTTGGCCTGGAGTGTTGGGGTCAGCTCCTTGGCGAACTGGCGTTGCGTCTGGCCCTCATCCAGGGCCTTTTGCACGGCGTTGCGGATGTCGGTGAGGATGTCGAGCTTGGTACATTTCGCCACGGTGAAGGCCCGGGCCTGCGCCTCGGCTTGCAGCTCGTGCCAGTCGAAGGTGATGGCGTAACCCTTGGCCTTGAAATAGGCGATGGCCCGCTCGGGCGGCAGGCCNATGGCGAAATGGAGGTCGGGCAGGTCGGGCATGGCCGTCACGAAAGAGACATGACCGTTAAGGCCAGCAAGGCGACCCCAGGATGGTCATTGCACAAAGCGATGATGGCCACGCCAAAACAAAGCAGCTCCATACTTATGCCTCCTTCCCTTCCGCCTGTGCCGACAGCCGGCCCCAAACCTGGGCCACGAAGATGGCCCGCATGAGCAGATCCTCGAAGGTCGTATCGTCCATGTCCGGGTAGACGCCGTGGAGCCGCTCGGCGATGGCCTCGACCGTGCCGGCCGACTCGACCAGGTCCATGACCGGGGCCAAGAGCTTGCCGGCGAGACCTTGCAGCGTCTCGGGCGAGAGGCTGCCGGCCAGATCGTCGATGGGGTCACGGGTCGGGGATGCCTGGGCGAAGTCGGACGGCGTGGCGTCGCCGGGAACGGGCTTGCCGGCGACCATCTCGATGTCGTCATCCCCGAAGCCGTAGGCCGTCTGGAAGTATTGCTTGGTGAACCGAATCTGACCCGTGCCGGTGAGCGTCTTGTCCCTGGTGGCCAGCTTCTGGTCGACCTCCTCTTCCTCGTACAGTTCAAAGAGGGGGCGCTCGACGTCCGGGCCGTAGTTCAGGTCGCAGATCCAGTCGATCAAATCGCCCATGGTGGCGACCACAATCCGCTTGTCGCCGTCCTTGATTTCGTGGCGCACCCGTTCATGGACTTCGGCGGCGGCCCGGGAGCCGCCCTGGACGTCGGTGGTCAGGTTCTGGCCCAGGATGGCAATGGCGATGTCGATATCGCTGGTGGACTTGAGATCCTTGTAGAGGGCGGAGCTGGACGCCTTGGCCGCCGCCTCCAGGATCTGCACCGAGGCGTCATCCGGCGTCACGAAGACGGCGTCCTGCACGGCTGCTTCCAGCTTCTGGGCCAGGTCGTCGATATCCTCTTGTGCCGCGCCGCGCGGGTATTTCCCCCACAGGTAGGGCGAACCGAACTTCTCCGCCATGCGGACCCAGAACTTCATGCCGCCCTTCTTGAACGCCACCGGCCAGAAACACCGGCTCAAGACCCGTTCACCGTACGGATTGTCATAGGTGGCGTTGTAGCGGGCCAGCAGGAACTTTTTCGGGGGCAGCTCCTCGCCCAGGATGAGGTTGGCCTTGGTGCGCAGGCGCAGGCTGTTGTCCTCGGCGGCAAAAACAAACCACTCGACCGGCTTGCCGACCACTCGGTCAGGGACCGTCGATGTGCCGTCCCGACGCCAGACCACTTCCAGGGGCTGCATGCCATAGAGCGGCGCGTTCAAAATCTCGCGGATGATGTCATCCACCTTGAGCCTGGCTAGACAGTTGCCAACGAACTTGGCCACGGCGGCCGGGGCTTTGCCGCGCGAGACCGACCATTCGAGGCTGACGACGGCCGCCTTGCGCGATTCGACGCACGGCCCGACCCGGGAGTCGGCCAGCAGTTCGCGGTAGACCCGGATGTCCTGGCCGAGCTTGCGCAGGATTGGGTCCGGATCGGGGAGCGACATGGCCAGGCTGAAAAAATCGGGCGAGCGGTCGCGGGTGGCGATCTCCTCGAAAAGGCTCCCCGGCCCCCGGTCGAGGGGCTTGAACGAAAAGGGGCTGGTCCAGATGCCGGCTTGTGCCATGGTGGTGACCTCGTGATGCGCGGCGATTTGCGTTCAATCGCCGTTCAATTTTTATCCTGGCTCCGAGTGCGGGCATTCTCCCGCCCGAAACGGTGTGGAGCCGCAAATGGGCGCTAATAGCGATCCATCCAATCGGACGTTTCGCGCCGGCCGCCTGTGCGGATCATGCCCGCCGTCAGGCCAGCGCCGGGCGCTTCGCCAGCATGTGTGGCTAGAGCAGCGGCCCAAAAGTAGTCGGCATGACCTGTGGCGTCGCTCCGCTCGGCGTCGAACCGGGACAGACCAGTGCTGGTCTTAAATTTTTGGACACTGTGCAGGGAGGTGGAAATGTTGGTGTCGATAGGGATCAGGAACCCATGGTCCTCCAGGACATCCTTGAGCCCCACGGCCAACGCCTCTTTGTTGGTGTTGCCGAAGTCGATACCTTCAACGCGCGATCCGAAGAAATCACGAGCTTCCTCGGCGAGTTGGCGACCGATGCCGCTTTGGTCGATGCAGGCCCGGCCGCCGGAGCGCATGACCTGGGGCAGTAAGGCATACAGCACATAGCGCTGCACATGGAACGGCATGCGGGCGAGAGGGATGACGACCTCGGTGATCCTGGCCACTTCGGTCCGACGCGCGAGCCAGAGTACGGACAAGTCCCGGGTGCGGCCGATGTCGAATCCCAGATCAAGGGGATCGCCTACTGCTGCAAGGTGGGCCGTCAATTCCTTGGATTTGGTTTGCCACCAGGATGGATCACTTTTCGTGAGTTTGAAATGCTTGTGGGCCTGGACAGCCAGAGTCACGAGTTTGGTGGTCCACTTTGGGGACGCGTCAATGTATTCATCCTCGGCCGCCCGGATCAGATCCCAGGTCAGCCAAGCCGTGGCATCGTCCTGGGGTTCCAGCTCGTACTCTTCCAGCCAGACGAGAGGATCGGCCACCAAGTCGCGCAGGCTCTCCACCGTGCGGACATTCCCCTCCTCATCCTTGAGCAGGAGTCCTTCCCGGATGGCATCGTGGATGGTGGTCCGGTGGTGCGAGTAGGCCTTGTTATGGACGAGACCGTAAAACTTGGTTTTTGTGCCCCGATGAGTGGATGCGATGCGCACGCCGTAGCCGCGTGTGATGGCCGGCACGGCCGCCCGCCAGATGCCCCAGTCATCCTTGTGGAGGGCGAATTCATCCAGATATACGTTGCCCGAGAAACCGGGGATGGTATCCGGGTTGGAGGGCACCAGATTCAGGAACCGATCGCCGGGAAAGGCGATCAACCAGGCGTTGTTTTTGTCCGGGGTCAGTTTGCCTTCGGTCAAGAGCGACAACGCCTTGATGTGGCGGCGCATCTCACGTCCGGAGCGGAAGACCTGCCGGGCCGAGGCCGAGCCATAGACGGATTCGATGGGCCTCGGCGAAAGGCCCGTTTCCAGAATGGCCTTGAACGTCAGCGCGAATGATTTGCCAACCTGGCGCGAGGCCTCCTGGACGATGCCCGGCCGCCTGTCCTCGATCAACCGCCTCTGGTAGGGGAGCATGATGCCGAGCGCCGCCTTGACCCGTTCCTGGGTGTCGCGGTCCTGGCCGTAGAGGCGTTCAAACTTTTGGCCGGTCATGGAAATCGATCCCGTAGGCCATGGACAGGATATCCTGGATGTCCCTGGTCGCATCCTCGGGCGAGGCCGGTTTCTCGTCGGTGGCAGCCGGCCCGGCTACTGCCTCATAGTCCTTGACCTTGATGAGGTTCGGCAACAGCCGCAGCAGGGCGTAGAGCTGCCCGGTCGGGATGTCCTTCCCGTCGGCCATGTCCTGGCGGATCTTGGTCAGCAGATCCTTGCCGAACTCGTACAGCTCTTCGTGAAACGTCCGCCGGCTGGCCAGATAGGCCCGGCGCTTGGCGTCCCAGTCGCCCTTGGCCTTCCAGGACTGGAGCGTCCTGGCACTGACATCCAGCCGGCCGGCAATCTCGGCCAGGGTGCATTGCTCGATCGTGTAGAGGCGCTCGGCCTCCAGGCCGTGGAGCTGCTCCTTAGCCATCGATCTGCCCCAAGTCGTTTTCCAGCTCGGCAATCTGGCTATCCAGGCTGCCGATCTCCCGGTGTACGGCGACCAGGCGCGCCATGTTCGCAGCCGCCTCGGGGACAGGGAGATGCGCGACGTCCGGCTCGTAGGGATCGAGGGCGTTTCGCAACAGCGCGATCAACCCCTTGGCCTCCAGGGACAATTCTTTGCGACGGTGCGTCGCCTCGGCCAGCCGGCCTTTCGCTTTCAGGATTTCCTCACGCATGGGATTCTTTCCTCACCATGGGGCAATACATGTTCGAATCGATTTTGGTTTCCATCCGGGCGCATTGGCCGACCAAGCATTGCAGCGCTTCCAATTGTCCATTGAGCAGCGTGAACATGCGCTCCTCGTGTTCCCTCATGGTCTGCATTTGCGTTTCCCAGGCCTTGACCTGGGAGCGATGATACAGGTACCAGATTGCAAAAATGACGGCTGGAAACCCGACATTTTTGACCAATTCCATGAATAGTTGGGTTTCCGTCACGTCCTTTTCCCCCTTGGATTAGCAATCCGCTCCTGGCCGCTTGTATATGGGGCCGATTATTCTTTCGACTGCACGCCGCAGGCGATTGTTTTTTTGCGTCCCGCTATTGTCCGTCCCACATCAGGCCGGGAGTATCCCGGCATTGCATTGGAGGTGCGGACATGGCCGATACCGGCAACAGTCTCTGTCCCGAATACGAGGGGCTCATCGCGGCCAAGGCCGATAAGTACGGCCTGCCGGCGGACCTGGTGCGGGCCATGGTGCTGCATGAGTCCGTGGGCGGCATCACCTGTGCCACCCGATTCGAGCCGGGCTTCTATGCGCGCTATTGCGCGGGCAAACCCATGAATTTTGTGCCGCACGGCTCGTCGGTCGAAACCGAACGTGTGGGCCGGGCCATATCGTGGGGCTTGATGCAGGTCATGGGCGAGACCGCCCGCTGCAACGGCTTTCGCGGCTGGTTCGCGGAACTCTGCGTGCCGGAGGTCGGCCTGGAATGGGGCTGCCTGTACGTGTGCCGGCTGGTGGATCGGTACTGGGACGGCAATTGGCCCACGATCATGCGGGCTTACAACGGCGGACCGGGCAATCGGGACAACGAGGCCAACCCCTACCCCGGCCTAGTCCTGGCCCACATCCCCGGCGGCGTCTGGCCGGCTCCGATTCTGGAGGTGGCCCATGCCTGATCCGTCCGGCTTGCTCACCCCTGAACTGCTCTCGACCATCGCCGAGGCCGTCGGCACGGCCCTGGCGGCCAAACAGGCCCCGGCCGACATCGGGGGGGCGTCCGTCCAGGATGCCGCCGCCGTGGTTGCGTCGGCTGTCGCTCCGGCCGCTCCGGCCAAGGCAACGCCGGCCCAGCTCGGGACGGCCCTGGGCGACATGGCTGCCCCGATGGTCGCGCCGCTCCTGGCCAAGGCCGAAAGCCGCCTGGCCAGCCGCAAACTGTGGACGATGATCGGTACGATCGTCACGCTTTTGGCCGCGAATGTGCCGACGATCAATCTGCCGCCCATCGCCCAAGCGTGCATCGCCGGCGTGGGGGCCATCTATGTGGCCGCCCAGGCCATCGTGGACAGCTCGGCCAAGGGGGGCGGCAAGTGAGCGTCCTCATTGCACGGCATGCGACAGTGTCAGTGGACGGTCGACCGCTCCGGACCGGCCTGCCTGGAAAGCAGGAGGTCATCCCCTACGCCGAACTGCGGCCGAGCCTGGACGTGTTCGCCGTGACCTGGGTCGGCGATTCGCCGCTGTCCCGGGCCATCCGGCGGCACAAACCGGGCGGCTCGCACTCCTCGCTTGGCCTCAACCTCTTCGGTTCCATCATGCTGGTGGAGGCCATGGCCGAGGGCGTGGTGCTCAACCGAGCGTCCGACCGCTTCAGCAACTATGAGGGCGACATCCTGATCCATCCGGTGTCGTGCGCACCGGACCGGGCGTCCGCCATCAAAGAGACGGCGCTCAATTTGGTCAGCGCGCATGTCGGTTACGGCTATCGCACGTTGTTCGCCCTGGCCTGGAGGCACGTGCGCAACTGCATGCGCCGGCCGGTCTGCTCCCAGACCGTGGCCTACATCCTTTCCGAGCACGGCGTCATTCCGCCGCAAAGCCGCGTCCTTTCCCCGGGCGAGCTGCGGGCGCTTTTGCCCGCGCCGTGGCGGCTCGCGCCCTACACCAAGGAGGCCGACAATGGCTGATCCGTTCAAACACGTTGAGGTCTTCCGCGTGGGAACCCACACGGACAGCACCGGGAATCGGCGCACCTTCGGCGAGGCCGATCTGGACCGGATTGCTGCGTACAATCCGGCTTTCCATGAGGCCCCGATGGTTATCGGCCACCCCTCTGCCAATGCCCCGGCTTTCGGCTGGGTCGAGAAGGTCTATCGGGAAGGGTCGTCGCTTTTCATGGACTTCAAGGACGTACAGCCCGAGTTCGCCGAAGCGGTTGAACGCGGGTTGTTCAAGAAGCGTTCGATTTCCTTGTACCCCGACGGCACGTTGCGCCACGTCGGCTGGCTGGGTGCGACCCCGCCGGCCATCAAGGGCCTCAAGGACGTCCAGTTCGCCGAGGGCGAAGCCGTCACCTACGAATTCGGCGAGGAGTCGGATGCCGAGAAATCCCTGTTTACCCGGTTCGCCGAGGCCTTCCTGGGACTGCTCGCGCCGGGGCACAACGACAAACAGGCCGGGGGGCCGGCCTTCAAGGAGGCGCCAGTGCTGCGCAACGATCCTTTGACCATTGAGGTGGAGACCCTCAAAGCCAAGATGGGGGAATTCGCCGAGGAGCTGCGGATCAAGGATGGCCTGATCCAGGATTTGAAGTCGGCCAATGAGAAGCTTGCCAACCGGGTGGACGCCACCGTGGCCACCGGCCGCCGGGGCGAGATCGCCCAGTTCTGCGAAGGGCTGACCGCCAAGGGGGTGCTCACCGACTTCCAGCGGGGCCTGGCCGTGGACTTCATGGAGAAGCTCGACGGGGCCGGAACCATGGACTTCGCCGAGGGCGACAAGACCGTGAAAAAGCCGGTCGCCGACGTGTTCAAGGCCTTTTTGGAGTCGCTGCCGGTCCAGGTGGATTTTTCCGAAATCGCCACGTTCGGCCGCGCCGCCGGCAAGCCCGGCGACCTCGACGCGCCGGCCCTGGCCGTCAAGATCCGCGACAAGGTCGACGCCGCCGAGAAGGCCGGCCATCCCATGAGCTTTGCCGAGGCGCAGGCGGAAGTCCTGCGCGAAACCCAGGAGGGCACCCGCAAATGAATCCGGGACTGACCAAAACCTACCTCGCCCAGGGGGCCATCCCGGGCCGGGCCATCGTCAAGGCCGGCAGCGCCGACGGTACCGTGGCCGTGGCCACGTCCGGAGCCGACGCCATCATCGGCGTGGCCGAGTGTCTCGACGTCGACGACGGTGAGCGCGTGGACGTGATCCACGGCGGGATCGCCGAGGTCGTTTGCGGCGGCAACGTCGGCTCCGGCGGCTTTCTTACGGCCAGCAATGCCGGCGTGGCCGTGGCGGCCGCTCCGGCGGCCGGCGTCAATGCCCGGACCGTGGGCCTGGCCCTGACGTCCGGATCGGCCGGCGACATCATCGACACGTTGCTCACCCTGACTCGGATTCAGGGATAACAAGGAGATTTCCATGGGTGCCAAAGCGCCTTTCCCGATAATCCCGGAACTGACCGGGATCGCCATTGCCTACCGCAACCGGGCGCTGATCGCCGACCAGGTGCTGCCCCGGGTTACCCCTGTGGGCGTGTCGGCGTTCAAATACTTCCTCTATTCGCTGGCCGAAGGGTTCACCCTGCCGGACACCAAGGTCGGCCGGCGCGGCAAGCCCAACCAGGTCGAGTTCACGGCCGAGGAGAAGACGGGCAGCACCACGGACTACGGCCTGGAGGATTCGATCCCCTACGCGGATATCGAAAATGCCCCGAAGGGCATCGATCCCCGCGCCCAGGCCGTCGAATACATCATGAACCTGATCGCCCTGGACCGCGAGGTGCGGGTGGCCAGCCTGGTCTTCAATGCGGCCACCTATCCCACGGCCAACAAGCTGACCCTGTCCGGTTCGTCCCAGTTCTCGGACACGACCAGCCATCCGATCAAGACCATTTCGGACGCGCTGGATAGCTGTGTGGTGCGCCCCAACACCATGGTCATCGGCCGTCCGGCCTGGTCCGTGCTGTCCCGACATCCGGAGATCGTGTCCGCCTGCCTGCGCAATCCCGGCCAGGCCGGCATCGCACGCCGCCAGGATGTCGCCGACCTGTTCGAGCTGGACGAGGTCGTGGTGGGCGAGGCTTTCGTCAATACGGCCCGCAAAGGCCAGACGGCCAATCTGTCCCGGTGCTGGGGCAAGCATCTGTCCCTCGTCTACCGCAACCGTCAGGCCGCCCCCCAGCGGGACGTCACCTTCGGCATGACGGTTCCCTGGGGCCAGCCGATCGCCGGGGCCTGGGAAGACAAGAACGTCGGCCTGCGCGGCGGCGTGGTGGTCCGGGTCGGCGAATCCACGGCCGAGCTGATCACCTGCCCGGATGCCGCCTACTTCCTGCAAAACGTGGCCGCGTAGAGGAGGCCCCCATGAAAATCAAGCTGCTTTCCGCCGTCATGCATGACGGCTATCGGGTCGAGGCCGGCGAGGTCGGCGACATCGACGAGGCGATCGCCAAGCCGTTGGTCGCCTCGGGCGCGGCCGAGGAGGTTGCCGCCAATGAACCCGCTCAGCCTATGGATCTTCCCGAGCGACTGTTGGTCCCCGAAGCCGAGGCCGGTACCGCCGTCCCGGCCACCGCAGCGGCTCCTGCCGGCGAGGCGGCCCCCGTTGTCGAGGCCACCCCGGCCACGCCGACCGCTGAAGACACCCAGACCGAGCCCGGCAAGGCCGCCAAGACCAAGGGGAGCAAGTAGCCATGTACTGCGACCAGGCCGACCTGGAACGGCGGCTGACCCTGCCTATCCTGATCGAGTTGACCGACGACACCGTGCCGCCGGTTGCCGTGGATGCGGCCGTGCTGGCCGATGCAATCGCGGATGCCGGGGAGGTCGTGGACGGGTATCTGCGCGACCGCTACACGCTGCCGCTCGATCCCGTCCCGGGCCTGGTGCGCGGCATCGCGGCGGACATCGTGGCCCTGCGCCTCTGGGGCCGACGCCCCGACACCAAGGGCGAGGCCCCGAAAACCATCGAAAAGGCCTTTGACGTCGCCATGCGGATGTTGCGCGAGATCCAGGAAGGCAAGCTCACCCTCGGCGTGGTCGCCGGCCAACCCGAGGCCGCGCCCCATGCCACGGGCATCCGGGTCAACCGCCGCCACCGCGAGTTCGGCGACGACACACTGGGGCGGTTCTAAAATGATTGCGGAAATTGAACGCGACATGGTGGTCCTGCTGGCCACGGCGTTGCCGGATCTCAAAGTCGAACCCTTCCCTGACAAACCGGAGACGTATCGGCTGACGCACCCCCATGGCGCGGTGCTCATTGGCTATTCCGGCAGCCGCATGCCTGACCCCTTCGTCCTGGCCGGCACCGAGCAACGCCGCCGCCTCGAATACCAGCTCGTGGTCAAGGTGCGCAGCCTGCGCGACCACACCGGGGCCTACACCGTGCTGGATCGCATTCGCACAGCCCTGTCCGGCCAGGCCCTACGCGGAATGCGATTCTACCCGTCGCGCGAACAATTCGAGGACGTCAGCAATGGCGTCTGGACCTACCTGGCCGTGTATGCGGCGGACGTGCCCTGGGTGTCCCAGGCCCAATTTCCGGACGACGTGGCGGCCGCCCTGGCCGCTGCCAAACTGACGGTCATGGGCGGCCTCGACGGGGATGCGCCCATCACCGTGGAGAAATGAACATGGCTGACAAAAAATACAAGTATTTCGGGCCGCTGTCCGCCGTCACCCTGGCTGCCGACGCCGACCACCCCAATGGCCGCAACGTGCAGCTCATGCGTGGGCTGGTGGTGTCGCTGCCCGAGGACAATGCCTACGTCGCCTCGCTCGTGGCCCGGAAGTATTTGGTCCCGGTCGAGGACAAGACCGCCACAGAAACCAAAACGACAGCCGCCGCCTGTGCCACGGCCACCGAGACGAAGACCTCGACAGCGACCAGCACTGCCGCCTCGACCGCCGCCAGCCAGACGGCGGCGACCACTGCCGCAACCTCGACGTCGGCGACCGCCTCGACCGCCAAGACCTCGACCGCCGGCACCGGCACCACGGGGGCGTAAATGGCAGCCAACTATTTGCATGGCATCGAGACCACCGAGATCGATGACGGGGCCGTCTCGATCAGCCTGGTCAAGACCGCCATCATCGGCCTTATTGGCACCGCACCCATTTTCGAGTGCGGCGACGCCTACAAGACGGTCAACAAGTCGGTCCTGGTCCTCAATGATACGGCCGCCGCCAAGTATTTCGGCACGGCCCGGGACGGCTACACCATCCCGCAAGCCCTGGCCGCCATCTTCAAGCAGCAATCGAACAGCTCCGGAGCCGGGGCGGTGCTGGTTGTCAATGTGTTTGATCCGGACGGTGGCGAACGCGTCATCGACGTGCCCGCCGCCAACTGGACGTTTTCGGCGGCCGGCGCGATCGACCTGGAGCGGACGAGCATCTCCGGCGTGATCGTCCAAAACGCCGACAAAACGCACACCTACGTGTCCGGGACGGACTATTCGGTGGACAATGCCACCGGGATCGTCACCCGGTTGGCGGGGGGAGCCATCCCGGCCCAGGCCACGGTGTCCATTTCCTATGCCTACACCAATACGCACACGACGGACTGGCCGCTCGGCGACGCGCTGTTTGCCGACGACAACACGTTGCTGCTGGGCAAGCCGGGCGTCTCCAACGTGGTGGTCAAATCCAAGGACGGCACCACCACCTACACCAAGGGCACCGACTACACCGTGGAGCCGATCGAGGGAGTGGTCACGCGTCTCACTACCGGCAGCATCGCCGCCGGGGCCTCGGTCAAGGTCTCGTTCACCTACGCCGACCCCAGCAAGGTCTTGCCGTCGGAAATCATCGGCTGGACCAACGCGGCCGGCGAGCGGCTGGGCGCGCAGGCGTTCAAGGATTGTTTCAACTCCTTCGGCTACTGGCCCAAAACCTTGATCGCCCCGGGTTATTCGCCGCTGACCGCCGTGACCACGGCCTTGGTCAGCCTGGCCGAGACGTTTCGGGCCATCGCCATGGTGGACGCGCCCGCCGGCACCACCTTCCAGCAGGCCCTGGCCGGCCGGGGATCGAGCGGGTCCATCAACTTCGACACGTCGAGCCCGCGCTGCGTGCTCTGCTACCCCCACGTCAAGGTCTACGATGAGGCCACCGACTCCACCACCTTACAGCCCTATTCGCCCTTCCTGGCTGGCGTTTTGGCCGCCAAGGATCTGGACAAGGGCTACTGGTGGTCGCCGAGCAATACCGAAATTGAAGGCATCACCGGCATGGAGATCGCGCTCACGGCCGGGATCTCCGACCCGTCGAGCGAGGTCAACTCTCTCAACGAGCAGGGCATCACCACCATCTTCAACGCCTATGCCACCGGGTTGCGCACCTGGGGCAACCGCTCCGCCGCCTGGCCGACCACCACCGGCCCCAAACAGTTCGTGAACATTCGACGCGTGGCGGATGTCATTGCCGATTCGATCGAATACAGCATGCTGCAATTCATCGACCGCCCCATCAACAAGGCCTTCATCGACGCCGTGACGGAAAGCGTCTGTTCCTTCATGCGGACGCTGGTGGCACGCGGGGCGATCATCGACGGCAAGTGCTGGTACGACAAGTCGAAAAACGAGGCCACGGAACTGGCCGCCGGACACATCGTGTTCTCGTATGACTTCATGCCGCCGCCTCCCGCTGAAAGGATTACGTTCGAGAGCCGCGTCAATATCAACTACTTGTCCGAACTCAATGCAACGGCCAACACCGTCAGCAGCACGTCCAGCTCGTAAGGAGTGGCCATGAGCAGCCTGATTACCATCAACCGTTTGGCCAACTGCAATGTGTACATGAATGGGACATCGCAGCTCGGTCGCTGTGAAGAGGCCAAGGTGCCCGGCATCAAGCATATCATGGCCGAGCACAAAGCTCTGGGCATGGTCGGCAAGGTCGACCTGTGGGCCGGCGTCGACAAGCTCGAAGCGGATTTCAAATGGTCGTCATTTTATCCCGACGTCATCGTGACCATCGCCAATCCGTTTGTTGCCGTCGCATTGCAGGTGCGCGGATCTCTGCAAAACTGGGACGATAGCGGCCTTGTCTCCGAAGTGCCCGTTGTCGTGCACATGCGTGGGCTTTTCACGGAACATGCCTTTGGCGACTATAAGATGATCACACCGGCCGAGTTCCCGAGCAAATTCGCCGCCACCTACGTCAAATGCGTCTACAACGGCGCTGAATTGTATGAGATCGACAAGCTGTCCAACATCATGAAGGTCAATGGCGTCGATTTGTTGTCCGTCTATCGGGACAACATCGGCGCGTAAGAAACGACAAAGATGCCTCCGGCGGCCGGGGGGAATGATTCCCCCCGGACCCCCTCGGCGGCAAAGGAGTGATCCATGGAACCGAATGCCGAACAGACCGTCACCGAACAGGCCGCCCCGGCCGAAGGCCAGGCCACCACGACTGAAGCCACCGTCGCGCCGACGCCGAGCCCGGCTCCGGCCGAAGACTTCCTTCTTGAGGACGCCGGCAAGTCTCCCGAGCAGCTTTTGAACGAGGTGCTCGCCAGCCCCATCCCGATCAAACTGCCCTCGGGTGTGATCGTCTCCATGCGGCCTGGCAAAGGGCGCGATCTGTTGGCCGCCCAGCGCGTGGCCGGCAGCGATGCGAATCAGGTCATCTATGCCCTGATCGCCCAGCTCTGTTCCTTTAACGGTCAGAAAAAGGTCATGGAAGACATCCTGGAAATGCCCCTTGGCGATGTGATGTCGCTGACCAGTAAGATCAGCAACGTCGTGGGCGGCGATTTTTTGCCGTCTCCGACCGCAGCCTCATCCACCTTGCCGCAACCACCGGCTGGAGCCACCGCGAGCTGATGGACATGGACGCGGCCGAACTGGCCCGGTGGTGCCGACAAGCGGTCGAGTATCACAACGACATGAACAAGACGGAATAGCAGGGGCGGCGCAAAGCCGCCCCTTTGGCCGGAGCGAGCGTGGACAACTTGTTGCAGATCGGGATCGTGCTGACCGCCATCGACAAGATGAGCGGCGTCCTGACCGGCGCGGCCGAAAAGGCCACGCAAGGGTTTGCTCGGCTCCAGCAAAAGATCAAGGCCGTCTCGGCCACCATGACCGAGATGGGCACCAAGGCGACGCTCATGGGGCACGGCATCCTCACCGCCCTGGAGACGCCGGTCAAGGCCTTCGCGGATCTGGATGAGGCGTCCACCGATCTGCGCGTGGCCATGATGAATAACTTTGGCCAAGTATCATCTTCTTTTGACGGAATAATGAAGCGATCTATTGAGCTAGGAAACCAATTAAAGGGAGATACGGCAGACTTTGTTAATACCGCCACAGCGCTAAAAGAAAACGGTGTTGCCGAGGAATCCATTCTCAAAGGAGGGCTCGATGCAGCATCGTATCTTGGCGTTGTACTTAAGATGGTTCCCGCTCAAGCAGCAGAGATGACGGCAAAATTTCGTGAGGCGTTTGGGTTGGCAGAAAACGAGCTGACCAAGATGGCCGATCTAACTCAACGGGCCAAGTTTGGATTCGGCCTGAACCCTGAAGAGATCAAGTACGCCGCCCAGTATGCAGGATCGACGCTGAATAATCTCAAATTAACGGGCATTGAAAACACCAAAATGTTCCTCGCCATGCAGGGTATCGCCCGACAGAAAGGCATGGAAGGGTCGGTATTCGGCACCAACTTCGCCAGCATGCTTAATAACATCGGCCAGATGGAACAAAAGTTGGGCCGTAACTCCAAGATCATGAAGGAGGTCAATGGCGATTTACGCCGGGCCGGTATCCATATGCAGTTTTTCGACAAGGCCGGCAAATTTGTGGGCCTGGAGAAGATGGTCGGCGAGCTGGAAAAGCTCAACGTACTGTCCGATCAAGACAAACTCAATGTCATGAACAAGATTTTCGGTATGGAAGGCGGTCGTGTGGCCTCCATACTGGCAGAGGCCGGCGTTGAGGGACTCAAGAAAGCGCTTGGGGTCATAGATTCCCAGGGAGACCTTTTTAGCCGGCTCAAGGCGATTGCGGATTCTGTCAAAGGTGTTTGGGAATCGTTGACTGGTACCATCACCAATCTTTGGGCAGCGGTTGGAAAGCCCATGGTCACGGCCTTGTTGCCGTTGCTGAATAAGCTCAACGACCTCACAGGCGGCCCGCTCATGGATTGGGTTAATGAGCACCGGGAGCTGGTCAAATGGCTCGGCCTGGGCACGGCGGCCCTGGGCGTGCTGCTGGTGGCCCTTGGCGGTCTTGGCATCGTGGCCGGCGCAGTCGGCAGCGGGTTGGCGGCGGTGGTCAGTATTATTGGGGCACTCGGCACCGCGTTTGTATTTATTGGTAAAAGCGCCGCATTGGTATTGGGTGGCTTGAAACTCTTTGGGCGCGGGGCCATGCTCCTGACCAAGGTTCTTGTTTGGCTAGGACGCATTAGTGCTATAGTTGCTCCACTTCTGGGAAAAGCTCTTCTAACAGCTTTTTTAGCTGCGGCAAAAGGGGCTTGGGCGTTGGCAGTAGCCCTCGCTGCCAACCCCATCACCTGGATCATCGCAGGCATTATCGCGCTTGGTGTGGCTATTTATTTGCTTGTCAAGCACTGGGATGTAGTCAAAGTGGCGACACAACAATTTTGGTCTTGGTTTACGGCCTGTTGGAATGCTGGCATGAGCGCATGCTCTACGGCAATAGATAAATTTTTAGCCGCTCTTCATAATATTCAAAACGGCATTGGCCAATGGTGGAATAATGTTAAAAATGGCCTGAAATCATTCAGAGCCAGCGTTGAAAACTTCTTCTCTGATTTGGTAAAGAAGTGCTTCGAGTTTGGCGCAGCCATGCTCGATATGCTGGTCGCCGGCATCAAGTCGAAAATATCTTCGGTGATTGGTACTGTGTCCGGCCTGACCGAGCGTATCCGGGGATTTTTTAACCACTCACCAGCCAAGGAGGGGGCGTTAAAAGATATCCACCAGCACACGCTGTCGGAAATGGTCGCGTCGGCCATCAAGCCGGGACCGGTTGTCCGGGCGTTGCAGGCCATGACCGCCGCCGGCTTGATGGCCCTGGCCCCCCTGACCAACCCGGTCGTGGCTCTGGCGACGGCCACGCCGCCGGCCAGGGCAAGCCATGGCACGGGGCTCTCACAACCGGCGCTTATGCTCCCGGCCCTCGCCAAGCTGTCGGCCACACCTGCCATGTCGGCTCCGGCGGCCATGCCCGCGCTGCCGCCGCTCTCCCTGCCGCTGCCGCCAGCACCCAAACCCGCGCCACGCCTGGCCCCGTCGGCTGCCGCCCAATCGGGCGCGGCTGCTCCAGTCACCATCCACTTCGCCCCTCAGATCACCGTCCAAGGGGGCTCGGGCACGGCCAAGGATGACATCATGGCCGCGCTCAAAAAACACGAGCATGAGCTGGTCAAGCTCATCGAGCAGGTGATGGCCCGCAACGCCCGGAGGCAATACTGATGGGCATCTACGCCAGCCTGGGCGACATCTCGTTCGAGGTCGTGTCCGGGTGGACGAATTTTTCCTCGACCAGGTCGTCACATTTCGCGGAGCATGCGGTCATCGAAGGCAAGCCGAAGGTCCAATGGGTTGGGGACGGCCTCGAACTCCTGGATCTGTCGATCCGGCTCCATGCCAGCCTGGGCGATCCCGATTACGGCATGGGCCAACTGCGCTGGCGGCTCAAATGGCACAAGGCCATGGCGCTGGTGCTGGCCAATGGATTTTATCGCGGCCGCTACGTCATGACCGAACTGGTCGAGACGCTGCGCCACACCGACCCCTGGGGCAATACCATCCTCCTGGAGGCCCGGATGGCGCTGAAGGNATGGGCCGGCCAGCCCGCCCAAACGACCGGCGAGGCCGTGGCCCAAAATGGCCAGACGCCGACCGGGAGCGTGCGCTCATGAGCACGTCGACCTATCTGCCCCACATCACGTCCGAAGGGGAGCGCTGGGACCATCTCGCCTGGCGCTATTACCGCGACCCCATGGGCTACGAGCGCATCATGGCCGCCAATCCAACGGTTGCGCGCAGTCCGGTGCTGGCCTCCGGCCTCCGGCTCCTCATCCCTGTCATCGCCGCCCCTGACGCACTGACCCAGGATTTGCCGCCATGGAAGCGCTAGTTCCGGTCCGCGCCCCGCAGTGGACGGTGGCCATCGCCGGCAAGGACGTGTCGGCCGCCATCATGTCCTACGTCAAATCGGTCACGTACACCGATCACGCTCATGGCGCGTCCGACGAGGTGGAACTGACCCTGGAGGATTCGTCCGGCGTGTGGCGCACGAGCTGGTATCCAAGCCAGGGCGACGCGGTGGTGGTGGCCATGGGCTATGCCGGCGAGCAGCTCCTGCCCTGCGGCAGCTTCGAGATCGAGGAGATCGAGATCTCCGGCCCCGAGGCCGTCATGCACATCCGGGCGCTCGCCAGCGGCATCAAGGAGGCCCAGCGCACCAAGCGGTCGGCGGCCTACGAGGGCACCACCCTGCGCGAGATCGCCACGAGTGTAGCCCGGCGGCACAAGTTTACGGTGGTCGGCGAGATCGCCGACGTCCGGCTCAAGCGCATCACCCAGCATCAAGAGGGCGATCTGGCCTTTCTCAAGCGCCTGGCCGGCAACTACGGCTACGTGTTTTCGGTCAAGGGCGGCACGCTGGTATTCAGCAAGTATTCCAAGTTGCGGTCGACCTCGGCCGTCGTGACGCTCAATCGCGTGGGCGACGTGGTGCGCTACAGCCTGCGGGATAAGTCGCTGACCACCTATAAAGACTGCGAGTGCTCCTACGACGATCCCAAGACCAAGACCTGCATGACGCACACGGCCAAGGCCAAGGACGTGGCGTCCGGCGACACCCGCAAGATAACCCGGCGCTGCGAGAATGCCCAGCAGGCAAAGTTGCAATCCGAAGCGGAGCTGGAGCAGGCCAACGACGGCAAGTTTGAGGGCACCCTCACCCTGGAAGGCAACACCAGGCTGGTGGCCGGCAATACCGTCGCCCTGGCCGGGTTCGGCCATTTTGATGGTGTTTATTTGATCGATGAATCCCGCCACACCATCGAACCCGGCAAGGGCTACGTGACCGAGATCACGGTCAAAAAAGGCTATGAGGACGAGGGGGACGACGATGCTTAAATTCGGCGTCGTCTCCGCCACCGACCCATCCACCTGCCGGGTGCGGGTCCGCTACCAGGATAACGAGGGCATTGAATCCTACTGGCTGGCCGTGATCCAGCGGCAGAGCTACGGCACGCGCGACTACGACATGCCGGAGATCGGCGAGCAGGTCTCGTGCCTGATTGATGAGCACAATGAGGAGGGCGTGGTCCTGGGTGGCATCTATTCGAAGGCCGATCCGACGCCGGTCGACTCCCAGGACAAGCGGCACACGGTGTTCAAAGATGGGGCCGTTATTGAATACGACGCATCGGCCCATCGGGCGACCGTCACGCTGCCGGGACAGGCCCGTATCACCATCGGCCAGGACGGCATCCTCGAAGTACAAGGAGCAACGACGATTGTACTGCACGGTGCAGTCGATATTGATTTCCGGTCTGCGGTAAACATACGGGCGAAAGAAGGGATTGTCTACTGGTCGCCGCCCGGAGCGACGCGCCCGTATGCACCGGCAACGATCCCGCCCGTGGAGGATGCATGAGCATCGACGTCACCCAGATACGTTCCGTCGACTGGTCGCGCCAGGTCGGCAGCTTCGGGTCGATCGTCGAACAGACAGGCGACATCGCCCAGTGCATCCGCATCATCTGCGGTACGCCCAAAGGCGCTGTCGAGCACCGGCCGGAATTCGGCTGCGATGCGTGGCGCTACCTGGATTATCCGACGAACCAGGCCCTCCCAAACATCATCCGCGAATGCACCGACGCCATCGCCCAGTGGGAGCCCCGGGCCACGGTCACCAATATCACCACCACCTATGATGTCGCGCACGTGTCGCTGACCATCCACTGGTCCGCCACGCTCGGCGGCACCGGCCAGACCACGGAGGTCGCCTATGTCCTTACTCGACCTCAGTAGTCTGCCCGAGCCGTCATTCATCGACCGCGATGCGGCCACCGTGACCAATGACATGGTGGCGCAGTTCGAGACCATGTCCGGCAAGACGCTCTATCCGGCCCAGCCCGAGCGCGTCGAGATCGACATGGTGGCCTACCGCGAGATGCTGCTGCGGATCGGCATCCAGGCCGCCGCCAAGCAAAATCTGTTGGCCTATGCCACGGGCGACAACCTCGACCACCTGGCCGCCTTTTATAATGTCACGCGACTCCCGGCCCAGGCCGCCCGGGCCACACTGCAATTCTCGGTCACCACGGCCAAGTCTGCCGCCGTGGCCATCCCGGCCGGCACCCAGGTGCAGACCAAGGACGGCAAATACAGCTTTGCCACCTCGGCCCAGGTCACCCTGGCTGCGGGCTCACTTTCCGTGACCGCCACAGGGGTGGCCACCACAGCCGGCATCGGGGCCAACGGCTACCTGCCGGGCGAGATCGCCAACCTGGTGGACAGTGTCGACGTGGATGCCGTGGCCAATACCACCACCAGCTATGGCGGCCTGGCCGCCGAGGACGACGACCGGCTCCGCACCCGCACCCAGCTCGCCACCGAGGCGTTTTCGACCTGCGGCCCGGTTGGGGCCTATCGTTTTTGGGCGCTGTCGGCTCACCAGGGCATCGCGGACGTAGCCGTGGTCTCGCCCTCGGCCGGCGTGGTGCAGGTGCATCCGCTCATGTCCGACGGCCTGCCGAGTAGCGAGGTGATCGCCCTGGTGGCCACCACCCTGGCGGCAGACACGGTGCGGCCGCTCACCGACCTGGTGCAGGTGGTGCCGCCGGTCTCGCGCGAGTATGCGATCGAGGTTGGGATTGCCGTCGAGGACGGCTACGACGCCGCCACGGTCGTGGCCGCCGCCAAGACGGCCTTGACGACGTATGCCGCCGGCCGGGCGGCCCGGCTCGGCCGGGACATCGTGCCGGCGCAGGTTATCTCCGCCGCCGCCGTGACCGGCGTGCATGACGTGTCGGTCACGAGTCCGGGCTTGCTCGTCCTGGGGGAGGCCGAGTGGGCGCATTGCACGGCCATTGCCGTTTCGCTCACGGGGGTGGTCAGTGGCTGACGCGCGCCTCATCCCGCCGGGCATCAACGATGCCGTAAGCCAGGCCATTGCCGGCCTGTGCGACCGCTTCGACGCCCTGGATCTGGACGGCCTCCTGTCGACGCCGGTCGATACCCGCCTGGACGCGGTTCTGGAACATCTGGCCTGGGCCTACCATGTAGATGGATGGGAATATGTCAGCACCCGCGCGCAAAAGATCGATCTGATCAAGCGGATGTATGATTTCCACAGGTTCAAGGGCACGAAATATGGTCTGGCCCTGTATCTGCGGACCTTTCTGGGCAGGGATCTGCTCGCCTGCTCGCCGCCAACCAAAAGCTACTGCGGCGCATCCCTGACCGACGCCGAGCGGGCGGCCTGGGAGGCCAATTTCCCGGAGCTGCGGGTCTATCCCTACCGCCATGCCGGCACGAGGCAGGGCGCGTTTGTCGGGGACTACGCCTCGGCTTGCTCCCCCAACACCTCGGACGCGTTGCTGCGGATCGGCGAGCAGGTCACGCTCTACGATCCGGCGGACGCGACCGAGACCGAGCTGGACAGCCTCGTCACCAGCCGCGACGTGGTGACCAAGCTGGCCACCGAGCGGGTGACCGTGGCGCTCCCGAGCACGGCCGGCCTGGCCATGTTCGGCGGTCGCTACCCCGGAGCCTCTTACACCTGCGACACCGGCGCGTCGGGCCGTATGTACGTGCTCGATATCAGCGTCGGCTACGCGGATGAGGTGGCCCGCCGCTACACCATGTCCGTGCGGCCGTCGCTGACGCCGGTTTCCATCGGGTCCACCGTGGTGGCGAGCCCCGGCACGCGTGGTTCCGGCATTTTCCTGGGTCATCGCTGGCCGGACAGCTATTCCGAGGCTGCCGCCCTCTTCATGGAGGGGCGGTTCCCCATGCAGTCCTCGGCGCGCGACCGGCTTTACCGCATGACCAAGCTCTATGACGCGGACCGCCAGGTGTTCAGCCGGCGCGACACCTCGACCTTTCTCGGGGCGTTCAAACTGGGCGCGGTCCGTCCGCATTACGCCGAGGCGGCCGTCGATATGGCGCGCACGTCGCCGGCCCGGGCCGCCTTTTGCGGCCGGCCCCTGTCCCGGCGATTTTCCTGCGCATTGGACGCCCAGGCCTGGATCGACCGCATGCGCCGCATCGGCAAGATGGCTGTGCGGCTCTCGGATCGTGTCCTCGTCTCGACGGCCAACCGTCACTGCCTCCAGGCCAGCGAGTCCGTCACATGCGGTGCCGCCGTCTGCGGCGCGTATCAACTCGAAGCATTCTAGGGAGATGTCATGGAAAAACTTGTCATTTTTAGGGATCGTCAGGAGTTGCAGGCGGCGGATCTCAACAACATCGAGACCTACGCCGATACTGCATTCGCCCACATCGTCATGGACGCCATCACTTCCGAGCGCATGTTCGTGGGCCTCGGCGTGACCCAACATTCCGCGACCGAGATCGATGTGGCCGCCGGCCGGCTTTGGGACGGCGTCACCGGCAAGCGCTATGCCCACGACGCCTCCGAGACAATCAGTCTGTTTAGCTACCTCCCGGTCTCGGACGAACGCTACCTCAACATCGCGGTCATCGGCCAGGAGACGGATACCGACCAGGAGCCGCGCGACTACTTGACCGACCTGACATCCGGCACCACCGAGCCCAAAAGTGTCTATATGACCACCGCCCGGCAGGTGGCCATCCTCATCACGGCCGGGCTCGAATCGACCGGCCCGCAAAAGCCGGACGCGCCGACCGGCTACCTCACCACCGCCTATGTGCTGCTCAATNCCTCGGGCATCGTCAGTATCGAGCTGGCCAGCAACAAGGCGTTGATGCGGCTCTATGACGTCTACCAGACCGTGCTGTCCCAGGCGGATTGGATATCGGCGGCCGCACCGAAACTCAGTAGCCTGCAAACNGATATCGCCGCCCTGGCCGCCAAGCTGGCCAAGCTGGCCACGGCCTCGCCGCTGCTGCTCAAGGTGGTGGCCGACGTGGCGGAGATCATGGAGCGCGAGCAGCTCGCCACCAACTACAAGGATTATGAGGCGGATGTGTANCTGGACAAGGGGCAGTCGCTGACCAGCAACGCCAATTTCTATGCCCGGGTCGAGGANGGTGTNCGCTTCCCNTGGGCTGGCNTGANCGAGCAGCAGATCTCCCTNTCCAATCCGCTCAANACGGATGTGGCCACCTATGACGGCCTGCTCCTGCCGGCCAACACCAAAAAGGCCCGGCTGTCCCTTTCCGGCTATGTGGCCAACCTGTCGCTCTCCCAATACGCCTATGTGCCGCAGAATTTGCGTCTGCTCACCCGGACGATTCGCCGGACGCGCTACAGTGCGACGCAATGCGTCTGTTCCAACGGCTCTTCGTATTCGGATGCGTCCACGGCCTCGGTTGTTTCAGAGGTGTTCGAGGGGACGCTCCCGGCCGGGGTGTCCCTCGGCAACACCTCCGGCACCACCACAAGCGTCGATGCCAGCAACCCGCAGCATATCTGGACGCGAACGCAGAATTACTGGGTCGACACATGGTCGGAAAACTACTGGGGCGTCGATTCGACGACGCATACCGTCAGCGGATCAATGGTCGCCCAGACATTTTTGAACAGCCAGAACGGCTGGCTGCGGAGTGTTGGCCTGACGTTCAAAACCGTCGCTGCCGACGGCGCGGTCAACATGTACCTGTGCAACGTCAGCGACACGGGCCTGCCGCTGCTGTCCGAGGCGATCGCCTCGGCCACGGTGGCCGCCGCCGACCTCAAATCCTCCGGCGAGACCGCATTCGAGTTCGCCTCCCCGGCCTATCTGGAGCCGGGCAAGCGGTACGCGCTGGTCATCATCACCGCCGGGGCACACAGCGTGGCCCTCGTGGATGGCACCCAGTACAGCCAAGGCACCCTGTTCTATTCGACGGACGGGCAGTATTTCGACGGCGACCTCGAAAGCGACATCATGATGTCGCTTTATTATGCCGCCTTTACTTCTGCCCGCACCGTGGTGGAGTTCGCGCCGATCTCGCTGTCCGACGGCATGGCCGCCTTCGACATCCTGGCCCAGACCATCGTCCCTGGCTCCGGATCGCTAACCTTCCAGTATCAGCCGACCGGGGACAGCAACTGGTACGACATCGCCGACGGCACGGCCGACAAGCTGCTCGGACTGCCGGCCATGTGCCGGATGCGCGGCGTGTTCCTCGGCTCGACGGACGCCATGCCCGGCCTGGGGCTCTCGGGCTCCAAGCTGCGTGCCTGCCGCCCGGCCAAGACCTTCCATCACAGCAGCACGTTGCGGTCCCTCGAAGCGGCCAGCACGGACATTCGTGTCATCCTGCTCCTGGAGGGGTGGGACGCCACCAAACACACGTGCGCCTGCTCGCTGCTCTCCGGCGGGGCGACGATCGCCGCCGCCTCGCATGTGGATGAGGTTGTGACGGACAAGAGCATTCGCCGGACATTCCTCTTCGCTCCGGCGGCGGGCATCAGCAGCTACAACATCGTGATCGACGGCACNACNACNACGGCCTTGGACTGCTNNCANGTGGCCAAGCGCATCGACATGGCGCTGTAANAGCANGNNGTAACGTATGACNCTNGACCTCGAAAAATACACCTGGACGGACGGCCAGACGGACCTTTCGGCCGCCGAATTGAACGCCCGGTTTTACGCCATTATTCGTCGCCTACACGCGTTGGAGCAGCTCTCCATTGATTGGACGGCGGCGATCTCCTCGGTGCAAAACTACGGCCTGGCGCGCATCAATGACGCGGTGCAGCCGCTTATCGACGGGCTCAAGGTCGACCTGACCAACCTGATCGCCCAGGGCAAGACGGATCTGGCCAGCCAGTCGGCGGCCGTGGCGGACATGCTGACGACGACGGAAACGCGGATTGACGCGCATCAACGATGCGGTTCAGCCACTGATCGACAGCCTCAAGACGGACCTGACCAACCTGATCGCCCAGGGCAAGACGGATCTGGCCAGCCAGTCGGCGGCCGTGGCTGCCAAATTGGCCGACATCGATACGCGGATGGCAGCCGTCGAGGCCATCATCACCGCCGCTTCCGCCAGCGTGTCCGCCCACGCGGCCCGGACGGACAACCCGCATCAGGTCACGGCGGCTCAGAGCAATGCGATCGCCCTGTCCCTGGGCGTCGCCAAGGGCGACCTGATCGCGTACAGCGCCGACGCCACGCCGGCCCGCCTGGGGATCGGCGCAGAAGGCCAAGTGCCACGCGTCTCGTCCGCCGCCACGACGGGCATTGCCTGGGGGGACGCGCCAAACCCCAACAGCATCATCAGCGGCAACTTTGACTATTGGTTCGAGGCGACAAGCCAGACCTCAAGCGGCTACGGATCAGATACGACGAGCCGCAACGAGCATGTCGGGAGCAGTAAGACGCATTTGCAAGGTGTTTTTGCTCCCGGAGACACCGACGCTTTCGACGCCCCGGCTCAGTATTATTCCCGGACGGTTGTTACATCCGTGGCCGGTGCCGGCAACTACGTCCGCAAGACATGGCGGCTTGAGAACGTGCGCAACTATGTAGGTCTAAAGACTTTCTCGTTTCAGGGGAGAGTCCCCAGCGGCGCGGCGAATGTCGCCGTTGAGTTTCGCCAGTATTTCGGAGCCGGAGGGTCTGCTGGCGTGACTGGCATTGGCTCGCAGCTCGTGGCTTGTGCGACGGGGTGGGCAAAGCAATGCATCACGGTAACATTGCCGTCTGTTGTGGGGAAAACAATCGGATCAGGCGGCGACGACTACCTTGAAATAGTCATTTGGTTCGACGCCGGGTCGTCGTTTGCCTCCCGCACGGCGAATCTCGGACAGCAATCCGGCACGTTTGATATAGCGCAAGTGAAATTTGAGCACGGCGAGGTTGCAACTCCATTTGTTACTCCTGATCAACAACACGAGCTTTCCCGAATTTACAGATATTTTTATTCTACATCCGGTGTCGGGTGGAAAGGCATCGTGTACACAACAACACAAGTAACCAGGCTTGGGTCAATACACCCTGTGGAGATGAGAGTGTCTCCAACTATAACGATGGATAGTTCATCTTTATTCGATGGAGCAGTAATCGTAGCTGGGATGGAACTGGCGGGAAATTTTGGATCGAAAGCTTCAGTTGATTTAAACATAACCGTTCCAAATGGGCTGACAGTAGGACGATCGGTAACGGTGCTATCTGGATTATTTAAGCTTGATGCACGATTATAAGGATACTATATATGATTATATGTATAAATAACGCTAAAATTCTTATTGTGCAATCTATTGCTGGCGATTATCCAGAATTCTCTGTAGGAATGTCTATTCCAATCTCGGAAGGGAACCGGCACTATAGTGCGATTATGGAAATGGTCGCGGCTGGCACGGCGAAAATATCTGATCCTGTCGCCTCTGTGGATGACAGTATCAGCGCCAAAAGCGCTGCCCTCCAATCCGAGAAGTGCCGGGTGCGGGATGCTGGATTTGATGTGGATGGTCTCCATTTCGACAGTGATCAGGCCGCACGGACGGCCTATCTTGAATTCGCTGTCGCGGTTTCGGCCGACTCATCCTACAGCAAAAACTGGAAGGCCTCTGGTAATATCTGGGTTACGATGAACGCTACATTGTTCGCCAAAGTCAAGGCCGTCGGCGAGGCATACATCACAGCGGTATTTGATTGGCAGGCGGCCCAGGACGCACAGCTGGCCAGTATCAAGGCTGCGTTCGCAGCCGGCACGATGTCCGATGCCGATGCGCGGGCGGCTATTGCGGCCGTTTCGACGTCGTACACGGCAGCATAAGCGGAGCAGGCGGGGCGGATTATGGCCGCCCCACTGGCCCGGCGCTGGCACGCCGGTCCACCGGCTCGCGCCGGCTGCTCCCTCCCCTGGAGGGCCAAGGGTGGAGGTTGGGTAGCAAGAGCGAGCACAACCTGTAAAGGCGTGGACTTGGAGATTCGATGCGGTAAGTGTAATCGTCTGCTGGCTAAGGGAGAGGCGATCGATCTCTCCATCAAATGCCCCCGATGCGGGGCAATCAATCACGTGAGGGCCGCGAGCCCCGTCCGAGAGAGCCAGAGAGCCCCAAATGAGGAGCCCTCACGTGCGCAACAAGATGCTCTTTGATAACGGCATATTGTATAACGGCGATGCCCTGGCCGTGCTGCGTGAGTTGTCGGACGCGTCGGTGGATGCTGTGGTAACCGACCCGCCGTATTCAAGCGGCGGTGTGTATGCGGGAGCGCGGCAGACAGACCCGGCGCAAAAGTACCAGCAGACGGGCACCAAACGGCAGTATCCGCCAATGTTGGGTGATCGCAAGGATCAGCGGTCATACATCATGTGGGCGACCTTGTGGCTGTCCGAGTGTTGGCGNCTNGCCAANCCNGGNGCTCCNGTCCTGGTTTTNTCGGACTGGCGACAACTGCCGGCGATGACGGATGCCGTGCAGGCGGCCGGGTTTGAGTGGCGGGGGATAGTCGTTTGGCACAAGCCTTCGGCGCGGCCGATGCTGGGGAGTTTTAAGCGCGACGCGGAGTTCGTCATCCACGCAGTCAAAGCCCCGGCCAAAGCCTAATAATGTGGTAGCGGCCGAGAAGGTACACCTCACAGGCAAGCCGGTGCCGCTCCTGGTGGATCTGCTTCAGGTCACACCCGAGGGCGGCACAATCCTCGATCCATTCATGGGGGGAGGAACGACCGCTCTGGCCTGCCGAGAGTCCGGCCGCCGCTTCATCGGAATGGAGTTATCGCCCGAGTATTTCGAGCTGGCGGCGGGGCGGATTCGAGAAGCTGAAGGACGGTAAAAAAAACAGCCCGAGAAATCCCCCTGCACAGCGCGGGGGGATTTCTCAAACTAAGTTACACAATTTCTCAAAGTAAGTTGCGCGTTCTAGCTCATTTCGAGGTTTAAAAAAAACGGACCCATAGCGGACCCAAATAGCTTTTCAACGCAAAAGGGGTTGGACCATTGCAGTCCAACCCCTTGAAATTTCTGGTGCTCCCGATGCGATTCGAACGCATGGCCTATCGCTTAGGAGGCGATTCTAAGGGCTTTCACCAGGTTTCACGGGAACACACAAAAACCTTGACGATTCAGTAGGTAATGCCTATTTCCTGTTCATGGTTTTTCACTCGTTTTCACCCGACTTCAGCTAAAAAGTGGGGAGAGAGTGGGGAGAAAATTTGACCTATCTGCTTTTCTTCGTACCTAAGGTTCAAAAATCGGTTTTTCTCCCCATCTTCTCCCCATTTGCTCCGGGAGGTCCAATCATGGCGGTCATATGGAACAAGACGAACTTTCCAGGCGTCCGGTTCTACGAGCACGCGACTCGAAAGCACGGCGTACAAAAAGACCGCTATTTCGCCATCCGCTTTCAAGCCGACGGCAAACGCCGCGAGGAAGGCCTGGGCTGGGCAACGGAAGGATGGACGGCATCCAAGGCCGCTCAAACACTGGCCGAACTAAAGAAGGCTGCGGCCACCGGCGANGGGGCCACCTCCCTGGCCGAGAAACGCGAACAGGCCGAAGCCAAGCGCCAAGCCGAGAAAGTTGCCCATGCCCAGGAAGAACGCGACAATATCACTCTCGCCCAGGCCTGGGAAAAATATCTCCCCATTGCCCGGGCCAACAAGGCCGCCCATACAGCCTACGCCGAGGAAGCCGCCTACCGTCTGTGGCTCTCCCCTACCCTGGCCGACAAGCCATTACGGGATATCAAGCCTATCCACCTGGAGCGCATCAAAAAGACGCTGGCCGANGCCGGCCGGTCTGCTCAAACGGCCCGGCATGTCCTGGCTGCTTTGCGGCAGGTGTTCAACTTCGCCAAACGCCATGGCCTCTATGCCGGCGACAATCCGGTTTCTCTGGTCAAAAAGCCCATGACCGATTCCAGACGGCTGCGCTTCCTGACCCATGACGAGGCCGACCGGCTACTCGCCGCTCTGGCCGAGCGTGAATCCAACGTCCATGACATGGCATTGCTCGCCCTGCATTGTGGCCTGCGGGCCGGCGAAATTTTTTCCCTGACTTGGGGCGATGTTGACATGGAGCGCGGCGTTCTCATCCTGCGGGACACCAAGAGCGGCAAGACTCGGGCGGCCTTCATGACCGAAGCCGTTGCGGCCATGCTCGCTGACATGGAACGCCGAGGTCCCGACGACCTCGTATTTCCCTCCACCAATGGCGGCCGTATCGTCCAGATTTCCGAGACCTTCAACCGTGTGGTTACCGCCCAGGGGCTCAACAACGGCGTAACTGATCCACGCCAAAAGGTTGTTTTCCACACCCTGCGCCACACCTTTGCCTCCTGGCTGGTCGAGCAAAGCGTGGATCTCTACACGGTCAAAGAATTGATGGGCCATGGCACACTGGCCATGACCGAGCGTTACAGCCACCTTTCCCCGGACAAGCTGCGCCGGGCGGTCAAAACGCTTGAAGCGGGCATGGATACAGCCAAAGCCCGTGGCAACGTCGTGCGGATCAATGGCAAGCAGGAATCACATTGACAATTATAAATCAAAGGTTATAAATAATTATGAACGGTTGGTCAGTCGAATTTGTGAGCGAGTCGGCGGCGGCTGAATTTAACGCGTTGTCGGCCGATATGCGCGCCAAGTTGCAACGGACCTTCCGACTCGTAGAGGAACGCGGCTTGACCGCCTTGGTGAGACCCCTGGCCCGCCCGGTGGATGGGCGGATTTGGGAATTTCGGGTGACAGGACGAGACGGGATAGCCCGGAGCCTGTACGCGGCGACAAGCGGCCAGACACTTTTGGTGCTGCGGACCTTCATCAAGAAAACCCCGAAGACCCCACGTAGCGAAATCGAGATCGCTAAGCGGCGACTGGCGGAGGAAAACCATGCCCAGGATTAAGGCCCGCGACCTGCACGAGAAGGCCATGCGGGAAGACGCCGAATATCGGCGCGAATATGAAGCCCTCGAAGACGAATTTTCCCTGATCGCGGCCATGCTGGACGCGCGACAGAAAGCCGGCTTGACCCAGGCCCAGGTTGCCGAGCGCATGGGCGTGAAGCAGCCTGTGGTTGCAAAGATCGAGGGAGGCCGATCAAACGTCTCCATCGACACCCTCAAGCGTTACGCCCACGCCACAGGATGCAAGCTCAAAGTGGTGTTCGTCCAGGTATGACCGCATGGTCGGCCACCTGGGGCGATGGAATTTGCATGATGCGTTAGCCCCCCGAGGAACCAAAGCGATGCCACATTATCCCGTCGTATTGACCCCTGACGAAAACGGGACTGTCATTGCCGAGGTGCCCGACATTGATCTGGACGGCATGAACTGGGTCAATGATAATTTCGGCCATCCGGTCGGTGATGCGTTTCTCCGGGATGCCGGGATTTTTTGCAGCGATATCGCCGAGCAGCACTGCGTCGATGCCTACCGGACCGACGGTGACGAAACCACGTTCGTTGGCGACGACGCGGTCAGGACATCGCAGGCCCTTGACGCAGACCGCGCTTTGGCCCAGGATCAATATATTAACCAGTAAACCGAGCAGGGTGTCGTCCCCGTGCAGCTCGCCTTTAGTGGCGGCGTGGGGACAACAGGAGCGAAGCCGATGGCCGACTCTACGAAGACAAAATCCGGCGAAAGGCCGCAGGATTGGCCGACCGAGGCGCTAAGCCTGGAAGAGGCGGCGGCCTTCATCAAGAAGCACAACCTCAAGGTGCTTTCGGCCAGCCTGGACCGGAAGAGCAGTCAGGAGGAAGTGTCGTCGCCCCAACCGCTTCCGAATCTGGACTTGTCCACACTGGAGAATCTGGACTGGAACGCCCCGGGAACGGGCTTCGAGGTGCTGAAGGCGATAGCGGCCCTGCAGGAGCCGCAGGAAGCCAGCGACGTGCCGTCGGTTCCGCAGTAGCCGGCACCCACGAAAGTGAGCAGGACGCGGTCCGGTACGAAATCCAAAAGCGTCCGATCTCATCCCCTCCCATGATGTCGGGAAGAATTTTGGCAAGCATCCCGACTACCCAAAATCCGTTCAGAAATGGCCATACCTTCCCGGCCAGGACAAACAGCAGAAAGCCACGCGACGCGGCCAATTTTAAACCACGCGAATTTGGCCTCTGACAGGCATCTTGAGAATGTGGTCGAACTGGGCGGCTGAGGCTGCACGAAGCACTACGGCCAGCCATGGACAAGGCCGCCCCAGGGTCAACAATGTGTTGCGTGGCTATATGGCTCTGGTATGCCGTCCAGGATGGAGAATTAGCGAGGATTCAATGAAAAACAAATCTGTTAGAGCTACTGACTTAATAACTGCACTTTCCGATGCAAATGACCCATTTTATGGCGACAAAAACAATATAGACTTACTATTTAATAATATATTAATATGTACTTCGACAGATATAAAGAACAGTATTTTATCAATGATAAATAGTATTAACAGTGAACAGAGCACGTATAAGTATACATACCTGTGCAAATTACCACAATTTTTTCTTTTTATTTTACTTAATCATATAGGACTTAATGTATATGAAAATAAATCATCAAAAAATTCCTTTCTTTATACCTATGATCCTGGATATCTAGCTGAAAATTTAGACAATTTCATAGTCAACGACAGCGATATTCACATTTTTTTTGAAATACAAAAAATTCCTTTACCATATAAATTGTATCCAACTGATGACAGTAATTCAAAAAGCTACATTGAAAAACAAAATCTAGAAAAAAATGAGGCCTTCACCGAAGTCTTTGACTGTGAAGAAATTAACGCTGAAATAGAGCGTGTCGTAGCAATGACTCCGCAAAGCATAGATGAGTATTACAAAAAGCTTATAGTATTAGATAAGCTTAAAGCAGAAAAGAATAAAATTTTACAAGGTATTATACCAAAAACTACAAATAGCGACGCGAATACATCATTAGATACAATCCCTCGCCAGCACTTTATCCAGATTCTAGAAGCCTTATCCGAAGGGAAAAAGAAATTCGCCCAACTACTTAAAAAAATTGGATTTACCCTTGAGGAAATAGGCCATCTCTTGCGTGAACCGGGCGAGATCGATGGGACGGATGCAAATAGGAAAAGAGCATATAGACTATTGTCTATGCAAAGAATGAAATAG